TATTTTTAATATTCTATTGTCTCGTATCATAAATAAAACAACAAAAAGATACTAATACTGGCCTCGCTTGTTTTTAATCGTTACGCCGATAAGTAAGGAATGTTGATTAGAAAGCCTTTATAACCCTATAGTCAACTATAGACTTTATTACTACTGTAACCCTATAGTCCACTTTAGACTTTATATTAATTAAACTCTATAGTCCACTTTAGGCTTAATTGTTAGGTATAACTTTTACTTACTAGTAGGTAGGTGAAATTGAATAGTTGCTTTCTGAGAGTGAGTTTTATTCGTTTCTCGTTTTTCCTTAGAATGAGAAATGGTGTTAATGCGTTGAGCAGAACAACGCCTGTAAGCAGTCAAATATTATATAAGAGAGAGATCATTAATTATCAATCATTAATCATCGATAAGATACCCCCCAATACTCAATAGCTACCCCTTAATTTCTGTATGTTATCTTTAACAACATACTGAAATGGCTCTACAATCACGTTCTTACTTAAGATAATATAATGTTATCTTGAATATGGCACTGTATAAGGGTATTCTAGAAGCTTTAAAGCAAGAAAAGTATTTACGGGTAACATCCTTTACCCCATGCCACCCCTTAAAATTATCACTGCATCCCCTCTCGCTACACATAAAAAATTTCAAATTTCAGCAATGTAATAAACCAGAACGATAATCAATCAAAAAACTTCACAAAACCCCTCAAATTTCCTTAAGATTAAAAGAAAACAACGCTAAAGCTATAATTATCCCAAAGGTAAAAACAAATTGTTTTAAAGCAATTTAAACGAGTAATGAATAAAATCAAGAAAGTGGTATAGTGTTTTGGTATGGAAAAGAAATCAGAAAAAATTGTAGAAAGAATATATCATGGGTGGTTGTTTTATTTAGCTGTGGTTGTAGGCTTTGGGGTGTTGATTGAATCGGCTAATAGTTTATTTGAGTCTATTTCGTATGTGGGGATGGGGATTTGCTGTGTAATCTTGTTTGAAACTCGTCCTGAGAAAAGAGGCTTTTATAACATGTGGTTTGATAACCAATAACTAAATACATAGAAACCCATGTGATTAAACCGAAAGACTAGAGTGTCTAACGCAGGCTAGTGAGAGCTAGAAGGATAAAGTCCCGCTGAGATATATTTAAATTAACAGTGGTATATTTTTATATATCGTGGTATATTATTAGTTAATGAAACCTAAGCAAGAAAAGTATTTAATTTCTATAAGCAGGGAATTTTCAGAAGAGTTGATAACTAAGCTTGGTAAGACTAAGGGTGTTACTTGGGAGTATTTGCTTAAGAGGTTATTGGAGAAGGTTGAAGAATTGGAGGAAAAATAATGAGATTTGATCAGTTAGGATTTTTAAAAAAGAAGATGGAGTCGGCAGCTTATGACGGATGGCTCGACAAGATAGAGAATATTCAGGATTTATTGCGTTCAATAGCTTCTACTGCAGAGTGTTTTCTTGGTATGTTAATGGATGATATGAAGGCAAAGGATATTCCCATCCAAAAGGTTAATCAAAACGACTTATTCGTCTTAGATGACAAGGGGAGTTTAAAGCAGATTTTAAGACTTAGTGAACCCAAAGAAGAAGACCCTTGGGAGCAAGAATATGGCTATGAATACGGGAGAAGTATTGAAATTCCCAAAACAAAAAAAGAAGGACAGGAATGGCAAATTTCTTGCATTGAAGAACTTTTAAGGTCAAACAAGAGACTAAGGGAATATACTCCATCTAATCCTGAATTAGCAAAATTGACAATACAGGAGATTGTTTACAAGCTTTCGATAGAAATGCAAATACAGAATAATGTTTTAATGACAGCACTTAGGCATTTGATGGGGAAGACGGAGAAAACTAAAATAGAAGAAAGTGAGTTACTATAAAGCCAATGGGATTTAATAATTTTTACGATTTAGATAAAGGTGATCTTAATAAGGCTTCTGAAAAGAACACGGAACACAGGCTTGGGCGTTATATTTACCGTAGAATTGATAATACTAATTACACTATAGTAGTAAACCAAGATCATTTTATTGAATTTCACAATCTTACGGGAAATAGGACTTTAAATTTGCCTGATCTTGCGACAGTTCTAGTAGGACAAACTTATATTATTATGAAAGATGGTTCAGGGCATAGTATTACTTTAGACCCTTTTAGCTCTCAAACGGTAAATGGTTCTGCGACTTATGTTCTTAGTGGAAGTCATGCGACTATTAACTTAATTGCAACCCCAACGGAGTGGCACACATGGTAAAACGAATTGAGCCATTACCCGAAACATTACCAATATTTGATACGGAGCATTTAAACCATCAATTAATTCAGGATTTTTGGCAAATATTTATTGCTTTCCGCCAAGACCCAAACCGAAGCCCTAAGATTAGACCAACTGGGGATATTGCGATGCGGGTTTACGGGGAAAAATTAGGAGAGAAAGGGCATCGGCTAAAAACTAGAGCTGTTTTATTAAACATAATGTATCGTTATGGGTTTTCTGAGCGTTTTAAGATTGGAGAAAAAGCCTATCTTCGCAAGTTTAGGGAAGCAAATAAGCAGAAAGAAGAATCTTTAAAAACCGAAGCCCAAATGCACGATGAATTGGGGAAGGAAGTTTACGAAAAAGCAGTTAAGGCATTAGCTCAAGGTTATGGGTATAAGACGGTAGCTACAAGGTTAAACATTCCTGAAAGCACTGTAAAAAGTATTTCTTGTTCCAAACCAGTACAAGAATTAATTAAGGATTTAAGGGATAAATCTTTACGCAAAACTGAATCTGAAATATTCGAGGAACTTATGGCAGAAAATAAAGAAGTTAAAGAAAAGTATACGCAATTAATACCCAAGCTTGCCCAAACAGTAGAAGAGTTGCAAGATAAAATAAGCAAATATATTGATGACCCAGAAGCTTACGGGATTTCACACGAGACTGTTTTTAAAGAAAGTTTAAAAATAATGAAGATGTATGGGGAGGCAACAGAGCAATTAACCCCTAAAAAAGAAATTAAGGGTGGGCAAGACGAAGCATATAAAATTATTATAGAAATGTCTCAAAAAAACCAATTACCAAGTGCAGAAGCAGAAAAATTGCTTGAGGCGAAATATCAACCGCCAAAATTACTGGAATGATTTTAGATAGACTATACACTAATGAAGATTTTACTCCAGAGTTTATTACTTTAAAAATGACTCAATGGGCAAATGACCCTTTTCTTTGGATGGTCGAACAGGTCTTTACGATTGACGAATCGGATAGAGGCAGTCCATTGAAACGCTTTCCGCCTTATGCTTATATTAAGCATTTAATTGATGAATATTTTAAAAATAAAGTTATTGTTGTTAATAAAACAAGGCGTATGATGGCAACACATATTTTTAGTACATTAATGGTGCATCAACTTTTATTTGTTCCTTATTCTGAAAATGTCATTGTTTCGATAAATGAAGATCGAGCTAAAAAGGTTATCGCTACAAGATGTAAAGCGGTATATGATAAGTTAGATTTTCGTTTCCCTTATCCTAAATTAACCGAAGGGAAAGAGATTAGAGTCTCCGAAATGCGAAATCCTGTAATCGGTTCAACAATTACAGCATTGCCATCAGGTTCAGATAAATGCAGGGGTCTAACAATTACCAATGCTTTTTATGATGAGTTAGCTTTTCAACAAAACGTAGATCAAAACTTAAAAGCTTTAAAGCCTGCTTTAGAGGGAGGAGGAAGAGCAGCTTTAGTATCAACTCCACGTTTTGGCACTAAATTTCAAGAGTTGGTAACTAAAATTGCTAAAAATTCACAAATTGAAAAGTTAATGACTGGTTTAGCTAAATATCGCAATGAATATAACCAAACTGTATTACAGCTTCATTATACCGCTAATCCGTTTAAACGTAGCGATGAATGGTATCACGCTGAACGCTATGGGGCTTATCCTAATGGTGAGCCAATCCCTGGAGCATCAGGGGTAGATACATACACTTGGGATCAAGAATACGAACTTAAGTTTACTGTTCCAGTTGGTAAGCCTGTAATCCCCGAATTTTCTAGAGAAATTCATTGCGAGCCGTATAAAGATTGCCCATTTGACGAAGATTTACCTTTACATATCGGAATTGACTTTGGTTCGCATTATCCAGCAGTTGTATTTTTGCAGAAGGATTCTTTAAATCGCTGTATTTTGCATGATGGGATTTTAGCAGAAGATATGGAGTTAGAAAATTTCATGGCTTTAATCGCTGAATATATTGCTAAACATTTCCCCGATGCCGAATATATTTTACATGCAGACCCAGCAGGAAAATCAGCTAACAGTCAAGGTACTGCACCGCCTGCATTTAAGATATTAGAAAAGTTTTTTAAACGTAAAGTTCATGGGATAAAATCTGCTCCATCAGATAGAGCTATAGCAATACGAAATAAAATGTCTCGTAGAATTGGTGATGCTATGGGAGTCATCGTTAATCCTGCGGGGGGAATGTTTATTTCTAAAAATGGAGATAAACGAAACGGGTTATTCGTTGAAACTCTTGAAACAGGCTGGGTTTATGATATGCCAAAAGAGGGGGCTTATCATATTAAAGAAGAGCCAAAGAAAGATGGGTTTTATGAACACTTAATGGATGCTCTCGGATATGCTTTTATCAATGTATTTCCTTTGTTAAAAAATAATACTATTACTCGAAGTTCAAAACCTAAACGCAAATTTTTGCATTATTAAAATAGTAATATACTTAAAGTGTAACTTACCCTTAAGGAGATTTTTAAACATGGCAAGGACAAATTTAAACATTGTTGGCGTTAGAGCAGCAAACGCAACAGATTTAGTTGATGTTACTGGAGTCGATACAAAAGATACTATTGCTCCAATCACATCAGGTAGAACGGACATCGTAGCAGTTGGTGCTAACGCTGCAAATGGTACTCCGATTACATCTTACAATGGTGTAACTGCAACATTAAAGCAAAGTTTAGCAATACACTATAATTTTGCTACGGATGGCGGAGCTATTGGTACTATTCAACTTAGAGGCGGCGTACTACCAGCAAACGCAGTTATCACTAATGCTTGGGTCGAAGTAACAACTGCATTTTTACCAACAACAACTTCAACATTCGCAATCGGTTTAACTGATGCAGCAACAGCACTAAGAACAGCAGTCGTAGCGACTTCTGCTCCAGCACTAAACGCAACTGGCTATGTAGCAGTAATTGCTCCACAAACTCCAGCTTCATTTGTAACAAAAGCAGCAACAAACAGAAACTTTATTGCAACAATAGCTGCTGGTGCTTTCACGGCTGGTGCTTTTGTACTTCACGTTGATTATGTTGTATCTGCACTAGATACTTCAACTGCTGCAACTAACTAAAAATGGCTGATATAACTACTGCTCTATTAAATGGCGTAAGCCCTAGTACGACAGGGACGTTTTATTCTCGTGGGTTCTCAACAAGAGACCTGCGAGATATTTCGTTTTTTCTTTTGATGCCATCAACAACTGGCACAGTTAGCACCTTAGATATATCTATAGAAGAATTTGACACTATAGACGCAAATGGTGATCCAGCTAATGCAGAAAGAGTTAGAACTGTATCATTAACAACTCCAGCGAACAGCGTAGTAACAGCATTCACCCAAGTAGTAGCAGGGACAAGTTCCCCGAATGCAACGCTTCAACAAAAATTAAATTCAAAGGATAACAACCTGAATAAATTTATTCGTGTAAAATATGTAGTAGCAGGAACAGCAACGCATTTTACTAATATTAATGTAATTATGGCAGCTAATCAGAAAGTGTGAATAAGCTTGATATAAACGAAATACCCGATAGCCAACTAGAAGCCTTCTCTAGTCATATTAATACCTTAATCGATTCAGTAAAAAATAATAACGATTTTTACAATGCAAGAGAAATTATAGACAAGGTTATCTTGCAAGATGAGGATGTCGATTTATCTGATCGTAATAGCGTAATTTATCAAAGACTTAACAATGATAATTTAATTGAACGTGTTGTTGAAGAAGAAGACATTGATGAATTTTCAACATTAAAAGATCCTATTTTGTATCGTATTTATAGGACTTGGGTAAACAATATCAAAAATGCGTGCTTCCCAACAAGCGGGGATTATGTAGATATTAATAGAAATTTTAGCTCTCAATTTTACAAGATGGGATTAAAAAAGTTTTTACCCGAAGTTAATCAAGCTTGGATAAATATTATTAAAACTGAAAATCAAAGATTTAATTTTAAAAAGAAATATTCAGCAGCAATAGCGGAGCTAGTAGCCTATGGCAATACTGGCATTGTTCATTATTACGACCCCTCAGAGAATATTGTTAATATAAAAACTCCAGGTATCGGAAGATTTAGCATTTATCCAATGACGGATAATTGGAGAGAGTCGAATTTAATTCTTGAATACGATATTAATTACAGCGATTTATTAAATAGGGAAGATTTAAACCCTGAATTAATAGAAGCAATTAAGCCCGTGTTAAACTACAATGATTTAGGCGATAATGAATTTATTGGCTCAACTAATCGTTTAACTGATGTAGCAACTCAAGCACCTTATGGGCAAGTTCGCTGCTATGACATATTTTTACCAAGTGTTTATTTAGAAGATAGGCAAGATCGCAAAAACCCAATTACTGCCAAAGGTGTTTATGTTACTGCAATACAAGCACCAGAAACAATAGAGGGAACAAACCTAGAAGCTTTTGGTTTTAAAGATAATTTAGTTATTTTAGCAGCGTATCAAGATGTAAGCCCACACGACCACGGGATATGTTTAGCAGCAGCAGGAACAACTTTACCAGGAGTGTTTTATCATCAAGGCTTTATTAGACCTTTCTTGTCCCATCAATTATTATTAAATCAATTAATTTCGGGAACTTCTAGGGTTGTTGGTTTGTTATGCGACCCACCATTAAATCTCCTTCGCAATCAAGATTATGATTATGCGAACAGGACTGAAATCCCAGCATTTGAGCCAGGGGCAATGTATGAAGGCTTTGATGTTAAGGCTTTAGTTCCACCTGAATATAACCAAGTGGTTTCTCAATATGGTGCTTTAACGCAGGTAGTAACTAATATTGTTGAGCAAAGTTCAGGCTTAAGTAAAGCTCAAATGTCGGGGGTTACTTCTTCTCGGACTTCTGCAAGCGAGATTAAAGAAGTCGTATCAAGCGGGCAATTAAATATAGTTGATGCTTCTAACCAATTTGACGAAGAAGTTTTACAACCTTCTGTTAGTAACCGAATTATTTTAACTCAACAATTTTTAAGACAACAAATAGAAGAGATCGAAGATCCTGCAATGCGTGAAGCGATATTGCTTGAAAATCCTTTATTTGAGCGTTTATTAAACTATTCAGGCATAGAAGAAATGTATGAGCAGTTTTATGAAGAGAATCAAAACGAACTTGATAAAAACTCTGAAATTATAGATACAATAGAAGGCTTATTCGGAGAGATTGAGCAGCTTCAACAATTTGCAGCTTCTCCACCTAAAGATTTTGTACCACCAGACGTTACGATAAACCCTGAAACTTTAGAGCAAACTCCAAATGCAGCAGAGATTGAACAGCTTAAAATGCAGCATGAGCAAAACGAAAAGGCTCAACGAGACCAAGCCTTAAATGATGTTAAATTAAAACAAAAAGAAATTGAACGCAAGCAAAAAGAAATTAATAGAAATGTTCAAGAAATCCCAGAGCCATCATTAGGTTTATATTACGATTTGTTAGTTTACCCAATTAAAGAATCAGATGTTCAAATTACTGGCTCAAAAACAACTTTAAGTAAGGAATATGCAAGGCAAAATTTAAAAGAATTTGTTGGTTTCTTACAGGCAGCACCAGAGGTATTAGCAGAGTATGATATGAGTTCAGTGGTAGAATATTTTGCTAGAACTCTATCAATTCCATTAAATAAACTTAAAAAAGACGAAGCAGAGAAAAGAAGAGATGAAGCGGCTAGGCAGCAGCAGGCAGAATTTGAGCAAGAATTGCAATTAAAATATGCTCAAAATCCTGGAGCGCAACCACCAAAGTTTAGATAAGTTATGCAAGGTAAAGTACAAAAGTTTATTAAAAGTGGAAGCAATCAATTTGATGCTTCATTAGACAGAGCCATCGAAAAAGTTAAAACAACATATCCAAGTGAATGGCAGTTTATTTTAGATTATATTGATTCTCAAGCAACAATTACGCCTAAAGTGTTAAACCTGACAATCGAAGAGGCGGCAAAAGAAGCTTATGGGATAGGAAAAGTGTCAAAAATAGTTTATAGATTGACAAATTCAAAAGAAGAGTAGATAGGAGTAAGACAAGATGACTGATGAATTAAATGTAACAGAAGACCAAATCCTTGACGGAACAGAAGCAACAACAGAAGAAACCGCAACAGAAGAACTTCAAGGAATTGAAAGCTGGCTCACGGAAGATGAGCCACAAGCAAAGCAAGAAGACAATGTATTGCCAAATGCAGTAAAGGATTTATACGCAGAAATAGAAGCATTAAAAGCAGAAAAACAAAAACCTGCACAACAAGAGGAAGAGAAACCCGCAGAAAAAGCAGCGACTTTAGCGGAAATGCAGAAACTTTTAGATCAAAGAGATCAAATGGCTAAACAAGAAAAAATGCTAGAAGCAAATTATAATGCTTGTGCGGCAGTGATTGATTCTTATTTAGACGGAGTAGATGTTTC